GGTTAGTGACTTTGGTTATAAGATCGAATTTTTAGAAGCTGATCATCTGAACGAAACCAAGAATGAAATCTACACCAACGGAAATCGGGTGGTGATGGGGGTCGAGATTGATCAGAACCGAAAGCCGGTTGCTTATCATCTTTATAAAAACCATCCCAACGACTTGGGTTTGAATCAGAACAATGAAACGATTCGCGTACCGGCTGAAGAAATCATTCATGCTTTCGTGCGTCAGCGCCCAGAACAGACTCGCGGTTATCCTTTCGTGGCTCCGGTCATGGGCAATATCAAAATGCTGAACGGGTATTACGAAGCAGAAATCACTGCTGCTAGAGTAGCAAGCGCGAAGATGGGATTCTTTACAAGTCCAGCGGGTGATGGTTACGTTGGCGATGATGTTGAAGACGAATATACGCCTATCACTTATGCGGAACCGGCGACATTTGAGCAGCTCCCTGCTGGGATGGACTTTAAAGCCTTTGACGTAGCACATCCGACGACAGCGTTTGAAAGTTTTTCAACTGCTGTTCTTAGAAGCATCGCTTCAGGTCTGAACATAAGTTATCACAGCATTTCTAACGACTTATCCAGTGTAAATTATTCATCACTAAGGGCTGGTAGCTTAGAGGATCGTGATCAGTACAGGGTGCTTCAGAAGTTCATGATTGAACACTTCATCGAGCCGGTATTCCGAAGCTGGTTGAAGAACGCGATGACGAGAAGCATCAATCTTCCTATCCAGAAATACGACAAGTTTGCCGATGGCGTGACATATATCCCAAGGTCTTGGGGTTGGGTTGATCCGCAGAAAGAAATGATGGCGAACATCGCTGGCCTTCAGAATGGGATAGTGACGTATCAAGACATAGAATCCAACTATGGGCGCGATGTTGAAGAACTATTTGAGCAGCACGAACGCGAAGATAAACTTGCTACTCAGTATGGCGTGAAGACAGCGTTCCAGCCGTTTGGAATGAAGATGCCGGTAGACGCAGACATTCAAGGAAGCGATGATGCCGACTCCGACTGAAGGCATGAAAGAAGACGCGCAGCGCGGTCTTGATTGGCGGCGTGAGTTTGGTCGTGGCGGTACTGAAGTCGGTATTGCTCGCGCTAGAGATATCGTCAACGGAAAGAACCTGTCAGATTCTACGGTAAAAAGGATGTATTCATTCTTTTCACGGCATGAAGTAGACAAGAAGGGCAAAGGTTTTAACCAAGGCGAAGAAGGTTATCCGTCGAATGGTAGGATAGCTTGGGCGCTTTGGGGTGGTGATGCTGGTTTTAGCTGGTCAAAAAGATTGGTTGAGCAAATGAAAGACGATGAAAGATCATCGGATTTGATCGACATTAGTGATAATATACCCATGACTGACGAGGTGAAAGACATGGAACGACATATAATTAATGTGGAAGAAACAGAAGATTCATTCATCATTGAATTGGCTAAGGCTGATACAGGCGAAGAAGTTGAAATCGTCGATGAGGTTCAAGCTGAAGACGCTGAATATGAAGCGATGGCTGAAGATATCGAAAGAAGCAAGGCTTCTGAAATGGTCTATCGCACTGTTGACCTTTCTAGCGGTGCTATAGATGAAGAAAAAAGAATTGTTCGGATTGGAGTTTCTAGTGAAAGTCCAGTCGAACGTGATTTTGGCTTAGAGGTTTTAAGCCATAAGAAGGAAGACATAGACATGGAGTTTATGGCTTCAGGTCGTGCGCCCCTTTTGAACAACCATAAAATGGATGAACAGATAGGTGTGGTGCGATCATTTTACCTTGACGAGACGCATCGGCGCACCGTTGCGTTGGTTGAATTTGGCAATTCAGCCTTGGCTCAAGAGGTTTTTGCAGACGTGAAATCCGGTATTAAGCAGAATATTTCTGTCGGATATAGCGTCAAAAAGCTGGTTCGCGCCAAAGACAATGAAGGTCGAGAATACTACAGGGCAAGCTGGACACCGATGGAAGCATCGATTGTTTCAATCCCTGCTGATAGCTCAAAATTTGTTGGTGTTGGTCGATCCTCAGAAAAAACTCTAAACACTAATAAGGTGGAAACTATGACTGAAGAAACTAAAGTCGATGTGCGCCAAGTCAGTGAGTCAGCCAAGGCAGAAGCATTAGCATCTGTGTCTGAGATCATTGCATTGGGTAAGCACCACAATCAGCGTGATTTAGCTGAAAAAGCTATTGAACGCGGTGTAACCGTTGAGCAATTCCGTGGCGAGCTTCTTGAAGCTGTGCGAAATGATCAGCCTTTAGAAACTCCTGCTGCTGTCGTTGACGTAGCGAAAAGTGAGCGGCGTGAGTATAGCTTGATCCGAGCTATTAAAGCTGCTTCATCTGGTGACTGGCGTGAAGCTGGCTATGAGCGTGAAATCTCAGACGAGATTGCAATTCGTTCTGGCAAAGAAGCCCGAGGCTTCTACCTTCCTGCTAACATCAACTGGGGCCAACGTGATCAAACTGCCGGCACTGACAGCCAAGGTGGGTTCTTGGTTGGCACTGACCATTTGGCAGACCAGTTCATCGAAGCATTGTATGCTCGATTGACTATCACTTCTTTGGGTGCTCGCGTAATGCAGGGTCTGAAGGGCGATGTTGCTATTCCTAAGCTCAGTGCTTCTGTAACCAACTCAGCATTTGTTGCTGAAGGTTCAGCACCCAGCGAAGGCGCAGCTACGTTTGCACAAGTAACCATGTCCCCGAAAACGCTAGCGGCATACGTTGACGTTTCGAGAAGGCTAATGCAGCAGTCAGATCCTAGTGTAGAACAGGTTCTTCGTAACGACATCATCAACACTTTCGCACGAAAGATCGATGACGTAGCTATCGAAGGCGGCGCTGCAAATGCACCATCGGGCATCATTGCAAACGGCTCTACCAATGTTGTAGCAATGGGAACCAACGGTGCTGCTATCACCTACGCTAAAGTAGTTGAATTGATGAAGGCTGTCGAAGAAGACAATGCCATGATCAACAGCTCTGCTTTCTTGACGAATCCTAAAGTCATCGCGGCTTTACGGACTGTCAGCAAGCAAGCGTCTGGTGTTGAAGGCAACTTCATCATGGATGCAAACGGTACGATCTTAGGAACTGAAGTAGCTTCTAGCACTTTGGTGCCTTCTGATCTGACCAAAGGAACCGGAACGGCGTTGTCAGCAATGATCTACGGCGACTTCAGTCAAATTATGCTCGGCTTCTGGTCTGGCGTTGACGTGGTTGTTGATCAAAGCAGCTTGTCTACTTCTGGCGGTACGCGATTAGCGTTCTTCCAAGACTTAGATGTTGCTCTTAGATACCCCGAATCTTTCGCGGTAATCAAAGACATCATTGCAAGCTAATGAGAACGGGGGGTTTCGGCCCCCCAATCTTATGGGGATTATTATGGAATTAGTTATAAAAATGCCTTGTCACGTTCATGGTGTGCCTAGAGCCATCGGTGACGTGGTTTTAGTATCTTCAGCGGAGGCAAGACAGTACATAAGTTCAGGTCATGCCGTAGAGTTCACCAAAGAAGAAAAGCCTTTAAAGAAGAAGGCTGTTGAAAAAGTCGCGAAGCGATGAGTTTAGAGTTCGATGCTGACTTCGATGGATACTTTGACGTGCTAGGTCATGGCGTTTCTTGTACCTATACGCCAACGGGTGGGTCAGCAGCGACGATTAAGGTCATATTAGACCAAGAATATTTTGCTGTTTCAGGTGACTCGGTTGACGTTCAATCAAGCCAGCCGGTCGTATATGGAAAGGCTAAGGATTTGCGAGGAGCTATATTCGGTGATGCTTTAGCATTCGCAGCGATTACCGATCTTGATGGTAATACAATTAAGAATGCGACAAATTACAAGGTTGTCAGCGTCCAGCCAGATCATACAGGCGTGGTTGCTCTGGTATTGGAAGAACAATAATGGCTGATCACGTCAGGCAACAAATCAGGGAGCAAGTAGCTACAACAGTTACAGGATTGACCACAACGGGGTCTAATGTTTTTCAGTCTAGGGTCTATCCATTATCTGATAGCAATATGCCTGCTTTGTTGGTTTATTCGACTAGCGAAGATTCGGCTACCGATATAATGGGGCCATCTCTGGTGACTAATCGAGAACTGTCGGTAGTTGTTGAAGGTTACGTCAAAGCGACAACAGACTTTGATGATGTGGTTGATGATATCTGCAAGGAAGTAGAAGTAGCGTTAGGCGCTGACAGAACGTTAAACGGTCTAGCAAAGTTCGCGTATTTGTCAGGCACAGAAATTAGTTATAACGGTGAAGGTGAACAGCCAATAGGTGTCGTGTCCTTGACTTATCTAGTACAATATAGGACTGCTGTTGACAGTCCAGATGTACCTTTATAGGAGCCAGAAATGGAACTTAAAAGCCCAGATGGAAAGATTACGGTTGATTTTCATCCGTCTAAAGTAGAGTCAAAGCTGGCTAGAGGTTGGAAGCCAGTCAAAGAAAAGAAATCAGTAAAAAAAGCTGATGAAGAAATTGAAAAAAAGGAGTCTGAATAATGGCTACGCATACAGGCAGAGACGGAATCATAAAAGTCGGCGGCACAAGCGGCCAAGAGGACGGAACCGTAGTTGCTAATCTTAGAAGTTTTTCTATTGACGAGACAGCAGATACCGTTGAATACACAACAATGGGGTTGGCGGCGAAAGTCTTTCTTCCAACTACCACAGCATTCACAGGATCTGCTGATGTTTACTGGGACGAAAACGACGCAGGACAGACAGCTTTAGCTGTTGGGTCAAGCGTCACAATAAAATTTTTTCCAGAAGGCGATTCTTCAGCCGCACCAGCAGATACGTTCTATCAAGGTTCTGCTATCGTCACGGGTGTTAGCCGGTCAGCGTCTTTCGATGGAATGGTAGAGGCTTCCATAACTTTGCAAGGTAGCGGTGCGCTAACTGACTACACTGCAACACCTTAAATAGGAGATAATCATGCCCCATGTAGGTAAAGATGGCGTATTAAAAATTGATGATGTCGCTGTTGCACAGCTAAGAAGTTTTTCAGTAGATGAGACTGGCGATACTGTTGAAGATACTACCATGACTTCGACCTTCAGAACTTATAAACCAACGCTGACATCATTCACAGGGTCAGCCGATGTTTACTGGGATGAGACAGATAGTGGTCAAAATGGCATCGTTATTAACGATGAACCAAGCATTAAATTCTTCCCAGAAGGGGCAGATGCTGGTGATACTTATTATTCTGGGACTTGTATTGTGACAGGCATAAGCATTTCAGCATCTTTTGACGGAATGGTTGAAGCGTCGATTACGTTTCAGGGTAAAAGTGCATTAACTAAGACAACCGTATAATGGGCATTCTGGAGAAGGCACAGGAACATTATAAATCAGTCTTGGCTAGTGATCCTAAGCCGATTGATATTTCCGAATGGGGTGGTCGTTATTTTGTGAGGCCACAGATTTCCGTCAAGAAGAAGATGGAAATTCAACAGAAGCTGACATCTGAAAAGATGGATGAAGGTTTAGCTTTGACCCTGATCTATTATCTGGTAGATGATAACGGCGATCCTTGTTTCAAAAAGCTAGAACTGGTCGAGATAGTTCGATCAGTTGACCCTGACGTTTTGATTAGGGTGGCTGGCGAGATTGCAGAGATGCAACCAAAGGATGAGGATCTGGAAAAAAACTGACAGACGATCATGCCCTACTGTTCTGTTATCAGTTAGCAGAACATCTTCACAAGACGGTTGAAGAAGTTTTAGAGATGGGCGTGGTCGAATTTCGGGGATGGATCGCATACTTTGAGGTGAAAAATAGTGGCTCGGGACGTTAAACTACAGCTAACAGCGCAGGATAAAACAGCCGCTGCCTTTAATTCGCTTAACAAGAAGTTAGGCGGTCTAAATAAATCAATCGGTGCATCAGTCACCAAGATTGCAAAGATCGGCGCAGCGTTCGCAACGGCTGGCGTTGCTGCTGGTGTAGCCTTGACCAAGGCGTCAATGACATCAGTCGATGCTTTGGCAAAGACTTCTGATCGTTTAGGGATTGCCACAGAAAAATTAGCCGGTCTGCAACACGCTGCAAGCCTTGCCGGTGTAGAAAATAGAACCCTAGAAAAATCACTTCAGAATCTAGCTGTTGGTGTTAGTGACGCGGCTGATGGTACAGGTGTCGCTAAGGACGCACTGCTGGAGCTTGGTCTAAGTGCTGGCATTTTAGAACAGTTGCCTTTAGATCAGCAGATGTCGAAAGTCGCTGAAGCAATGCAAGGCGTCACGAATCAGGCAGATAAGGTTAGAATCGCGACAGATCTATTCGGCGCTAGGGGTGTTGCTGTTTTAAACATGATCGGCAGTGGTTCTGAAAATCTTGCGATCATGGCGGCAGAAGCAGAGCATTTAGGAATTGCTGTTTCAAGAGTAGACGCGGCACAGATTGAGATGGCGAACGATGCTGTCACAAGAGCCACTGGAGTATTCACTGGCTTGGGTAATCAGTTAGCTGCTAATTTTAGCCCATTAATTCAGACTGTGGCCGATAACTTCAGACAAGCAGCTTTGGATAACGAAGACTTTGGAACAATAGGTGAAGGGGTTGTTAGGGTTCTTCTTAAAGGATACGGACTTTTAGCAGACGGGGTTTTCTATCTTCGATTAGGATTTGCAAAGCTGTCTGTGAAATTGCTGGAAGTCGTTGAAGTAATACTGACCAAAATAAACCCAGCCTTTCAATTCTTAGCTGAAAAATATAATGCAATGGCTGGCGTCTTTGGTATGGATCTGATTGATACCGGAAAAGTCGATGGCATGATCGCGAACATGGAAGGTGCCATTGGTTTAGGTCTTGATAGAGTTGCAGAAATGTTAAACGGGCCATTGCCAAGCGAAGGGATACAAGCAACTTTTGATGGCATCGTCGAATCATCAAGAAGGATGGCAGAGCAAATAGCTGATAATGCACCGGCTAAAGTCATGCTTGAAGACGCTGATGCTAATGGTCAAAAAGTTATTGAGAAGCTGACATTCTTTCAAGAACAAGCATCAGAAGGTGCGAAGAAGCGAAAAGAGTTTGAGATGAAATCTGCAACAGCGCAGACAAGCCATGTTCTAGGTGAATTAAGCAATCAATTCTCAGGCATAGCTCAAAACAACAAAAAACTATTCGCATTG